CTTCAGGGCCGCGGCGGTGTGGCCGCGGAGGGTGGGCATCTCCACGCCCTTGCCCTTGGGGTCGGACTTCCAGTCCGACCACTCCAGGTGCCCGATCCCGGACTTCGCGCCCCACTTGTGGGCGCGCAGCAGGGCGGCGGACGCCTTGACCATCGCCTGGACCTGGACGTCCGGCCAGGGATCCTTGCCGTCGCCCTGGTTGACGCACTCGAAGCCGTAGAAGCGGGCATTGCCGTCCACGGCTCCGGAGGAGCCCTCGTGCTTGTTGGTGGCCGGCGGCTTGGTGGCGTAGGACTCGGCAACGACGGCGTTCAGCACGTCGAGGTCACCGCCTCCGGCGTGGTTGGCCCGGCCGTTGCCAATCAGCCAGACCTCGCCCTTCTTGTCGATGACGCCCAGGCACAGCGGCCCCGGAAGGGCCGCGGAGCCGTTGTAGCAGTAGTCCACGATGCCGGAGGAACCCGAGGCGGTGTGGTGCAGCATCACGCCGTTCACCGGGCCCCAGGCGCCCTTGTGGTTGCGGTTGTGGGTGCGCCACGACTTGTACTCGTGCACCGTCAGGCCCTCGGCCCGCAGGGCCTTCACGATCTGGTCGGCGGTCAGCGGTGTCGCCATAGCTTCGTCTCCACGTCCTCTTTGTTGTCCTCGTAGTCCTGATCCGTCCACTCCGGCCAGTCGGAGCCGTAGGGCACGGTGTCCACCAGCCAGCACCTGATGCAGACCGCCTGGCGGCGCATATCCATGTGCACGATCGGGCCCGTCCGCCACTCGTGCTCCTGGCACTCGGCCTTCGCTGCCCGGTCCGCGGTCAGCGGCGTTGCCACAGGTCAGCCCTCCATGACCACGGTGAGCTGGCTGCCGATCAGGCGCCGCAGCCGCTCGTACTTCTCTTCGGTGCTGTGGCCGTCCCAGGTGTTGATCTCGGACCTGGTGACGTGCCTAAACAGGTCCATGTCGTCGGGCGCCACGTGCCAGCTCATCTGGCCGGTGGGCGTGTCCACGACGACGACGGGCCACTCCGGTTCCTCCGGGTCGTGGTAGCCGATGGTGCTGGGGTAGATGGTGGCCAGGTGCGCCACCAGGTGCGCACGCTCGCGGTAAACGCTGTCCATGTCGTCCTCTCAGCTCAGCCGGTCCCAGCCGGCCATTCCCCCGTCCCAGGGCCTTGCCTGCTGCTGGGACAGGATCGTGTCGATGTCCACGACCATCTGGTTCTCGCGCTCGCGCGCGGTCAGGAACTCGTTGTCCGTGGTGTGCCAGCCGTCCCAGGAGTCCGTCATCAGCTCCCGGCACCGGATCTCCACGAACCAGGCGGCCATCACGGTGTCCGTGAGGCCCTTGGTCTCCGGGAACCAGGAGCACAGCTGCTCAATGAAGGCGCGCACGCCTTCGGACTGCGTCTGCGACGGCAGCCGGATCAGGTTCCGCTTCTCCTGCCAGCCCTCGAACAGCGTGGCCATGGAGGCCACGCCGAAGTCGCTGTCCCACTTCTTGGAGTCCGTGGTGTGCCCGGACATCAGCACGCCGCGAGCGTTCAGGTACTCCCGGACCTCCCGGTCCTGGATGATCGACGCCTGGTAGGCGTTCTTCTCGATACGCCACTCCGAGACGCCGTAGCGCTCGGTGATTCGGCGGATCTCGGAGCGCAGCTCATGCGGCGGCATGGCCTGCTTGTTCACGACCTCCAGGACCCAGCGCTCACCGGTCTGCCGGTCAAGGCCCCAGGTCTGGATGGCGGTGTAGCCCGCGGCAGCGGGGTCCACACCGGCAATGACGGTCAGGCCGTCCATGCCGTACTGCCGGTGCTGAGGCTGGCCCGGCATCAGCCGGCCCGGGTAACGGGCCCGGTCGATGCAGCCCTGCACAGCCTCCTGCTTGAAGATCGCGTCGTCCGCGACCTGCTCCTGCATGTAGACCATGGACCAGTTGCGCGGCGACATCTTGCTGCGCTTGCGCGCCAGCGCCTTGCCGTGCCACATCGGCCACATGCCGTCCTTCGGCCAGCCCTCGGCCTCAGCCTGCTTGCGAGCGGCGATGGTGACCGGCGGCCGGTTGGTCTGCGGCCAGAGCGTCTTCCAGTCCTCCGGCTTGTCCGCGAACTCCAGGACAGCCGGCTGGGTCAGGTAGGTCCAGGGGCTGCGCCCCTCGCCGTAGTAGACGGGCTTGAGGATCTCGGAGTAGAGATCGACGGTGTTCATGCGGGTACCGATGAGCAGCATCCGGCCGCCGACGTCGGCGACGCGGGAGCCGACGATGTTCTGAATCCAGTCGATCTGGCTCTGGAACTGCTGGTGGTTCGTGTTGTCCACGCAGTCATCCATGATGACCAGGTCAGTACGGGTGCCGTAGATCTGGCCGCCGATACCGACGGCCTCCACGGTGTACTCCTTCTCACCGGAGTCCGCGCCGGCCACACGGATCTGCGTACCGGACCAGGACGAGGCGCCCTCGGCGAAGCCGCCGGGCGGCCCAAAGGCCTGCTGCAGATCCAGGTAGGTCTCGCTCTCGGCGAGCCTCTGCTTGATCGAGAACAGGAACTTGGCGGCCATGGACTGGGTCTTGGACACCAGCAGGATGCGGATGTTCGGGTCCTGGCAGATCCGCCACACCACGTAGTTCACGGTCAGCGTGGTGGACTTCGCGTGCTCCGGAGGAGTGTTGACCAGGATCTGGTCCGCGTCCCCGCGGATGTACCGCTGATTGGCGTGGAGCCCGCGGGGCTCCCGCCCCTCCAGCAGGTCGTACCACTGCAGGTGGTGCTCGAAGAGCTGCGTGTTCAGGTACTTCTCGCAGAACTCCGGGAAGTCCGGCAGCTCGGCCCGGTTGCCCTTGGCCCGGTCGATCTTGGCCTGCAAGGCCTTGTCGGCCAGGGCCCGGAAGTCCGGGTCGGTCTTGCGGTAGTAGTCGTACGTGGACCGGCCGATGCCGGCCTGGCGGCAGCCCTCGTCCACGGTGTGGCCCTGGCGGATGGTCGCCAGGATGATCTGCTTCCGCTCCTTGGACGACTTCTGCGACTGGCGCCGGTCATGCGGCGCCAGCTTGCCATCGGCCATCACGCGCAGGCGTGCCATCAGGACTCGCCCTTCAGGATGGCCTCCACGTTCCCCGAGCCCTCGGGGTAGGCGGCCAGGTAGTCCAGGGCCGCCTTGATGCGGGCCTCGGCGTCGCCGAGCTTGGTCACCAGCTCGGAGCTGGCCACGGCCTGGTTCACCAGGCGCTCGCGCAGCTGCTCCAGCATCAGCTCCTGCCGTACTTCCCTGTCCATGCCCAACCTCCGTCCCTACGGGGGACCCTACGGTCCCTGGGGGGCCGTCCAACCCTGTCCATGCACATGCAAGTATTCCGCATGGCGGAAGTCGAAAACCAGCCAGCGAAAGAGGCGGAAATGCGCCACCCAGTGACGGCCAGAAGGGCCGGTAAGTGCCCCATCTGCGATGGGCCCATTACACCCGGGGAGAAAGTGGAGATGTTCCTCCGGAACTGGGTGCACAGCGGCTGTAAGGAAGTTGAGCGGACCCGACTCATAGTCAATTCGGACTATGCCCCAGTAGTCATTCCGGCCACCGAGGTAGTCACTTCCGGCCAAGTTATCGGCGTACGCCGGCTGAGGAGACGGAGCCTCAAGGCCCTCCGGGCCCGCAAAGGCCGCTGACCTGCGGGAACGTCAGTTCCCCAACTGCCTGCAGAGTGCAGGCGGATTTGGTGGCATCTGCTAAGCTGGACCTCAGCGAGCTGGACCGTCGAGAAAAGCGCTCTCCGGTCCCTGTGGGGCGCTCTCGCGCCCCCAAGAAGCCGCCGGCGGCGGCCCAGGATAACGCGCCCTCCAGGGCGCGCAAGGGGCCCACTGGAGCGGCCTCCAGGCCGCTCACTGGGGAGTTTCAGGGGGATGGTCGGGTAGAGACCATCCCATCCCATCGACCCGGGGTTAAAAACCCCCGGGTCAGACAGGATCACAGTGGGTGATCCCAGTGGATCACCCCAGGAATAGGCCCCTGACCAGCGGAAACGCTGGTCGATGGGATGGAGTCGCAGGCGACTCCCGCTCCCGCGGCAGTCCCTGCTCCCCCAGTACTGAGCCTGCTCCGCAGGCATATAGGCAAGCCGCAGGCTTGCCCTGTGTGCTGCCTACCGGCAGCACCAGGGGGCACACCAGTGTGCGACCGACGTCGCACCAGTGGCGTCCGGTGGACGCCCAGTACTGGTGCAGCACGGCTGCACTAGGCGGCAGCCAGCAGGGCTGCCTGCCTTCTCGCCGCCGTAGTACCGCTAGCCCCCTTGAGGGGGCGTAGGCGGAAGGGGGTGTGCTGTCCTCTGGACAGCCATGGGCCGGCTCCGCCGGCCACAGGGGCGCAGTTCAAAACTTGACGTCCAGGACCTCTTGTCATGGCCATGGCGTGCTACCAGGCACGCATTGAACTGGCACTTCATCACAGCCTCTTGACAACGGCTCCATGAGCCGTTCACGATCCTCCCCACCGAGCCGGCCAGCACACCGGCTCACCGGATCAGAGCCTTTGGAGAGGGGCCGATCATGGACACTGCCGAGATCATCACCACCGCTACCGCCGAGCAGATCGCCGAAGCGCGCGACTGGGCCAGCGACTGCCTGCAGCTGGTGGACCGCACGGTGTCCGCAGAGCGGGCCATTGCCTACGTGCAGCGCGAGTACCCGGGTGGTTGGAGCGCGTTCGTGGCCGAGGTGTGCGTGCCTGCCCTTGCCGAGCCGGCCACGGTGCATGGCGTCACGTGCTCCGGATGCCGCGCCACCGAGACTGGCGGTGTGGACGCAGTCCGCAACGGCTGGCGCCGCGTCACCGGTCGTCTGATGTGCCGGCGTTGTGCCACCGGCTTCCCCGTCTGGATGCGGGACCGTATCTGATCTGAGCCCACAACACCCCGCAGGGCCCCGGCCGTTGCCGGGGCCTTTCGCATGCCCTGTGCGCCCCGGTGAGCCGCTGTACGGCTCACCG